CATTTACACAACCTCAAGCGGATGATGGAACACAAACCATCGCCGCTGGAGGATATTATGGACAATACTTGGATATGGAAGGCCAGTCAAAGACTGAGCAAGACCTTATCAGACGTTATAGAGAAATAGCTTTACATCCAGAATGCGATATGGCAATTGAGGATATCATAAATGAATCAATTGTTGCAAACGAACTCAAGGACGCAATAAGATTAAACCTAGAACAATTACCATTCGGTAAAGATGTTAGACGAAAAATAGAAGACGAATTTAGAGAAGTTTTAAGACTAATGAACTTCCATACTAAAGGGCACGATATCTTTAGAAGATGGTACGTAGATGGAAGATTATACTTTCATAAAGTAATTGATCCTGAATCTACAAGAAAAGGTATTACAGAATTAAGATATGTAGACCCAAGAAAAATTAAAAAGATTAGAGAAATAAGAAAGAGAAGACCAGATGGACCTGTTCCTTATGGTTTAAATATTATAGATGATGTTAAAGAGTATTTTATATTTAATGAAAAAGGTGTTACAAATACAACATCTGGTGGAATAAAAATTGCTGTTGACGCAATTGCATTTTGTCCTAGTGGATTAATAGACCAAAATAAAAATATGGTCTTATCATATTTACATAAGGCAATTAAACCTGTTAATCAATTACGTATGATTGAGGACGCAAGTGTAATATACAGAATTGCAAGAGCACCAGAAAGAAGAATTTTTAAAATTGATGTTGGTAATTTACCGAAAGTAAAAGCAGAACAATATCTCCGTGATGTGATGGCAAGATATAGAAATAAACTTGTCTATGACGCAAACACAGGAGAGATTAGAGATGACAGAAATTATATGTCTATGCTTGAAGACTTTTGGTTACCAAGTAGAGAAGGTGGAAGAGGAACTGATATAACTACTTTACCAGGTGGACAAAATCTTGGTGAAATGGGAGATTTAGAATACTTTAGAGCAAAACTTTATCGTTCTTTAAATGTTCCTGCAAGTAGATTAGAAGCTTCATCTGGTTTTAATTTAGGACGTTCTACAGAAATAACTAGGGACGAACTTAAATTTACAAAATTCGTACAAAGATTGAGAAAGAAATTTACAGAAATTTTTAATGATATTTTAAGAACACAATTAGTTTTAAAGGCTGTGATTACAGACGAAGATTGGTTAATCATAAGGGATGTAATTCAATATGACTTTTTGCAAGATGGACACTTTGCTGAACTAAAAGATTCTGAAATGTTGTTAGAACGATTAAGACTTGCAGATACAATGAGAGATTATGTGGGTAGATATTTTTCAGTAGAGTATGTTCGTAAGAAAGTTTTACGACAAAACGATAGAGAAATTGAAGATATTAATAATCAAATTAAAAAAGAAATTAAAGATGGTATTATTGCTGACCCAATGCAACAATACAAATCTAGTAAAGACACAATAGAAGGAGAATATTAATGGCAGATAATGAACAAGGTATACCTACTAAAACAGCGGAGTTTATAGGCAAACTGCAACAAGGAAGAAATGCAGAAGCTGGAGAAGCGTTTAAGGATGCTTTAAGAGATAAAGTGGCAAGTGCGTTGGAAAAACAAAGAGTTGATGTTGCAGGAAAAATTTTTAAAGGAACTGAAGCTGAAAAATTTAGTGATCCTAAACCTGTAGTAACATCAGCGGATGCTAGAACGGATAAAATTATGGATACCGATGGAAAAGAAATAGCATTTGAACCAAAAGAACCAGAACCTACAGCACAACAACCTGAAACACCAGAGATAGAGGTAGCACCAGGACACGAAAATCCACCAACAGCAGGTGTATAATGAATATGGAAAGACTGTTTACAAGTAAGGTAGTTGAAGATAGTAAGTATCTTGACTCTAAAAGTTTTAGTGCATTATCGCCTAAAATGAAAATGGCGGTGCAAGATACATTTAACTTAATTGAAACGCAAACAGGAAATATTATAAAGGTGTTTGAAAATTCAGTAGAAAAAGTTGCTGAACATAGTAAAATAAATAAAGAAGAATTATATCAATATTTTGATAAAGAAATAGAAGAACAATTAGGAGGATAATATATGGCAGCTACAGTAAAAGTAAAAGGAGAAATCATTGATAATCCTAGTGATAATAATATCGGAAGTGCTGAATTTGTACATTGTACAGCAACAGGTGGTGCTCAATCAGTTATAGTAAAAGGTTTGGATGGAGGAGCAGTAGGTAGTATTTACTTACACGCTGTTGGAGATACAATCATAATTGAAAAAGGAAAAACAGATACTATTACATTAGCAGATGGTAAGGCAAGTGCTGTTATTACTTGTTTTGCAAATAGCAACCCTTAAAAATAGGAGAATAATAAATGGCGTGGGTAGATGTACCAGGAACAAATAGTATTTGGGAGTATGAAAATACTGCTACGGCAGCTAATACATATGCAGACGCACCTGGAACATATTCAGGTGGTATAAGAACTTTCACAACTCCTGGAACTGGTCAAGTAAATAAAATTTATGCTAGAACTAGAAAAAAAGGAACAACAGTAGAGCGTGGTGAATTATCTAAAGATTTTTATGACGCTACACACGTAGGATTTTAATGACAGTTGTAGCAAAAAATTTAGTTGATAGTAAAACAAAAGTTATTAGTACGATAACTGGAAGTGTAAATGAAGATAGTCAATCAGCACTTGATGTAACTAAATTAATTGACGCTACAAGTGAACCGAGAGTATCGGTTGTAAATGTACACCACGAAATATTAGGCACAGGCAAGGTTACATTATTATTTGATGAGAGAGAAGTTTTAGAATTAACAGGACGTGGTAATTATGGACTTAAAAAAGATGAAGAAAAAATTGAAACAGAAACTACAGATAAAGAAGGAGACCTATTTGTAAAATCGGACGCTAATGTATCTAAATTTAATTTAGTATTAGAGTGTCGGAAAGAATCAGGATTTAATTAAGATGGCAGATACAGTAACAACACAAACAATAGCAGATACAGCTGGCGTAAAGTATGTACTTAAATTAACTAATATATCAGATGGTTCTGGAGAGATATTGGTTAAAAAGATTGACGCTTCAGAAACAACTTTTATGTCCGAAGATGGTGATAGAGCAATAGCAAGAGTTTATTATTCTATTAATACGTCTGATAGTAAATCAGGAGTAGAATTAGTATGGGACGGTGCTACAAATGCTACTGCCATATTCTTATCAGGACAAGGATTTATGGATTTTAGAACCGATGGAAACAGTTTTACAAACAATGCTACTACACCTACAGGTGATGTATTATTAAGTACAAAGAACTTTGCTACTGGTGATAACTACTCATTAATCGTTGAATTTAGATAAAAAATCTTATAAATAGTAAGAGAGAGAAAATGAAACTAATAACAGAACAAGCCGTACAATCAGAATTTATTATAGAAGAGGTTGGCGGAAAAAAGAATTACAAAATTAAAGGTGTCTTTTTACAAGCAGATATCAAAAATAGGAATGGACGAGTCTATCCTAAAGAGATATTAGAAAAAGAAGTATCAAGATATCATAGAGAATTTATCAATAAAAGACGTGCTTTTGGTGAGTTAGGACATCCTGACGGACCAGTTGTAAATCTTGAAAGAGTAAGTCATATGATTACAGATTTACATCCAGATGGAAATAATTTTATTGGTGAAGCAAAAATAATGGATACACCATACGGTAAGATAGTAAAAAATCTTATTAACGAAGGTGCTCAATTAGGAGTGTCTTCAAGAGGTATGGGTTCGTTAGTACGTAGAAGTGGTGTTAACGAAGTAGGAAGAGATTTCTACCTTGCAACTGCCGCTGACATTGTAGCAGACCCTAGTGCTCCAGACGCTTTCGTAGAAGGCATTATGGAGAGTAAAGAGTGGGTATGGGACAATGGTGTTATCAAAGAAAGAGATATTGAAGAGTGGAAACAGTATATAAATGAAGCAAAAAGATTACGTTTAGCTGAAGCTAAAGCAGAAGTCTTTAAAAAATTCATTGAAAAACTGTAATTGTATAAATATCTATTAATAACGAGAGAAATAATAAAATAAACGTTTATTTTAATTAAGGAGATTTCTTATATGGCCGATAATAAAAAATTAGAAGCGTTGGAAGCTAAAGCAGTGGACGAGGCGAATTCACCTAATCCACAAGCGGATGCTCCGAAAAAGAATGCTGTTGCGGCTGAGCCTTCTCATATTGCAGGTAAAGCGCCATATGAAGATTTAGGTAAAGCAGTAGTTAAACCTACAGACAGTAATCCTGACGCAACTAAAAAAATTAAAAAAGTTTCTGGACAAGCTCCACAAGCACATCAAGGCGCACCTGACGGTATGCCTAAATTAAAGGGAGAATCAAAAGAAACTAAAGACGGTAAAGAAATTAAGGAAGGCGAATTACCACCAGCTCTAAAGAAAGCTATTGACGCTAAAAAAGACAAAGAAGTAAAAGAAAATAGCGATGATAAGAAAAAAGAAAAATCTGACGGTGCTGAGGTAAGAGTAGAAGATGATGAAAAAGAAGTTGAAAAGAAAAAAGAGATTGACGTAAAAGAACACGTTGACGCTCTTGTCGCTGGAGAGAAAGACTTAACCGATGAATTTAAGACGAAGGCTGCAACCATTTTTGAAGCTGCAATTAAATCAAAAGTAAAAGAAATTGAAGAAGAAATGGAAACAGATTATACTAACAAGTTTGAGCAAGAAAGTGCTAAAGCAAAAGCTGAATTAACTGAAAAAGTTGATTCTTACCTTTCTTATGTTGTTGAAGAGTGGATGAAAGAAAACGAAATCGCTCTTGAACGTGGTATTAAGGGAGAAATTGCTGAAGACTTTATTAATGGTTTGAAAAAATTATTTGAAGACCATTACATTGATGTTCCAGATGAAAAATATAATGTGCTAGAAGACCAAGCAGATAAAATTGAAAAACTGGAAAAAGACCTCAATGAGCAAATTCAAAAAAATGTTGATTTAAACAAGGAAGTTGGATCAAAAACTAAAGATGAAATTAAATCTAAAGTTTCCGAAGACCTTGCTGATACATCAAAAGAAAAATTTGCTAAACTTGCCGAAGAAATTGAATACTCTAATGCTGATGATTACACGAAGAAATTAGAAACTGTTAAAGAATCTTATTTTGGAAAGAAAACTGAAACAAAAGAGTCACTAGATGATGTGGCGGCAGGTGAATCTTCTAACGAAGATTTATCAAAAGCTATGGCTGCTTACAGCGCCGCTATAAGCAAAACAAAAGACATTAAGTTGTCTATTAAGTAAATATTAAGGGAGATAAAAACATATGTACTTATCTGAAACAAATGAAAAGAAATGGCAGCCAGTACTAGAGCATCCTGATTTACCAAAAATTAAGGACGCTTATAGACGTGCCGTAACATCTGTAATATTAGAAAACCAAGAAAGAGCTTCTAAAGAAGATAACTCTTATTTGGCAGAAGCAGCTCCAACTAACGCAACAGGTAGTGCTGTAGCAAATTGGGATCCAATCCTAATTAGTTTAGTACGAAGAGCTATGCCGAATCTAATCGCATACGATATCGCAGGTGTACAACCAATGACAGGTCCAACAGGACTTATTTTCGCTATGAGAAGTAGATATACTTCACAAGCTGGCGGAGAATCATTCTTTGACGAAGCTGATTCCGATTTTTCAGGCAGAAATGCTGCTGGATCGGCAACAGGCGGATATTCAACGACTGAACAAGCTGGCGCAAATCCATCAGTACTAAATGATGGTTCACCAGGTACCTACACAAAAGGTACTGCAATGACAACAGCTGCTGCTGAAGCACTTGGAGACGCAAGCGGAAACGCTTTTGCTGAAATGGCATTTTCAATTGAGAAATCAACTGTAACTGCTAAATCACGTGCTCTGAAAGCGGAATACACTATGGAACTTGCTCAAGATTTAAAAGCAATCCACGGTTTAGACGCTGAAACAGAACTTGCAAACATCTTATCTGCTGAAATTTTAGCAGAAATTAACCGAGAAGTTGTAAGAACTATTTACATAAATGCAGAAGTTGGTGCTCAAACTGGTAACGTAACAACTGCAGGTATCTTTGATTTAGATACAGACTCAAATGGGAGATGGTCTGTTGAAAGATTTAAAGGCTTAATGTTCCAATTGGAACGTGACGCAAATAGAATCGCTCAAAGAACCAGACGTGGAAAAGGTAATTTAATTGTTTGTTCATCTGACGTAGCTTCGGCTCTTCAAATGGCAGGCGTATTAGATTATACTCCAGCTTTGAATAACAACCTAAATGTTGATGACACAGGCAATACATTTGCTGGTGTTCTTAACGGTAGATTCAAAGTTTATATTGATCCTTACTCAGCAAATAGTACTGCTAAACAGTATTACGTTGTTGGATATAAAGGTACTTCACCATATGACGCAGGCTTATTTTATTGCCCATATGTACCTTTACAAATGGTACGTGCTGTTGGTCAAGATACTTTCCAACCGAAAATTGGTTTCAAGACGAGATATGGCCTAGTTGCTAATCCGTTCGCTGAAACTGGTGCTCAATCAGGTGCTGCTACAGCAGTAAATGACGCTGGAAGTGCAAACTCTAACAGATATTACCAAAGGGTTCAAGTTGCGAACTTGATGTAATATATTGGTTGTTCATTTAGAACAAACAGATTTAAAGGGTGTCTTTTTAGGCACCCTTTTTTTTGGCCTGGAGCCCATATAAATAGTATTATGACAACTACAAAAGCACTAGACAGACAACCTACA